GATCGCGGGGAACTATCTTTTCCCAATCTGCCGCCCAATCAGTGGTACATGGTCGATCTCTTCCCAGGCTATAACTTCAACCTTCGTGGCTCAGCCTATCGTTCTGACATTGTCACCCCGCTAGGTCCAAACAAAGTTATGATTGAGTTCCGTGGATATGGATTGTTGAAAGATACAGAAGAAGAAAGACAAACTCGTATCAAACATCATAATTCTATCTGGGGTCCATTTGGACGTAACCTGCATGAAGATCTGATTGGAGTAGCAGGCCAGGGTACAACTATGCGTGAAGGCACTGAGAACCGTCATATACTGCATGGACGGCATGAGAACGGCACGATTCACGATGAGGTTGGTATGAGACATTATTATGCAAAGTGGGGAGACTTCATGGGTCTAGATCCTGCAAAGCCTAATCTGTTAGCCGCATAAATAATACGAAGTTACGCTGTCTGGGTGCGGAACCCAGAACGTCAACCTAGGAATATGGTTCTTGCACTAGGGATCCGAAAAAAGAGAACCTAACAGGGTTGGTCCCCAAATAGACCCGCTAATCCTTACTGTCAGGGATAACAACAAAGGAGAACGCACCCAGTACTTATACACTGGCTCTGCTTAATTTAGAGAGAGGAGTCTGCAGGCTTCTCTCTCAATTAATTGAAAGAACAAAAAAATGATAGAAGTAATTGTAGCCTCATTTATTGGATCCTTTATGTATGACAATATTGAATTTTTCAATACAGCTAAGCAACAAAGAAAAGAAGGAATGGAATGGCATTTTGTTGGACCAAAGCAAGCAGATCCAGAAGTGCCAAACATTACAGTGAAGAATCCAGTAAACGGAAAAGATACAATTATTTGGGTTTTAGAGTAAAATAATTTTCTTTTTCTTATAAATACTTGGGAAGTGGGAGTGATCGACAATCTTTTAAAATGTTAAATCGTCTTTAACCTTTGAAAGAAACGATCAAATGATAGCAGAAGGATTAGCAGCAATCTCGCTTGTTAAAGCAAGCGTGGATTTCATAAAGTCAAATATAGAAACAGCTCAAGATATAAGCCAACTGGCTTCAGGCATTGATGGATTGTTCCGCGGCCATGATGAAGTACAGAAATCTCGTAATAAGAAAGCATCCGGAACAGGCATTGGTGATCAGTTTGGAATAAAAACTGTAGCCCAAGAAATGATTGATGCCAAACTTGCTGAAGAAAAAATGAATGAAATGCGTAATCTTATTGATTTTCGCTTTGGTCATGGAACATGGAAATCTATAGTAGATGAAAGAGCCAGAAGAATTCAAGAGGCAAAAGAAGTAGCAGATCAAGAAAGAAGAGAACGTATCAAAAAGCACAAAGAGTCTATGGAGGCATTTAGAACAGGAGCCATAGCTGTTTTGGTTATAACTGTTATGCTTGGTGCTCTTGTTGGCACCATATACTTTGCGTCTTAGATATGTTGGGATTCTTTTTAACATTATACATAATTATTTTAATAACCTTGCTTTTGTATCTTGCATGGCAGTATGATAAAACTCTAGAAGCTATCAGTATACCACAAACTGATTTGGAGAAAAAAACATTGCTGCTAAAAGACCGTGTTTTGCAACAACAGTATAGGTTAAGTGTTGATTGAAACAATAGCAATGGTAAAGATGATAGTCTCTGTTGCTCTAACAGACGTCTCTGCTGCGCATAGATATATCAATGGGTACGGTACTGTTTTAGTCACCGTGTGTGAATATAGAATAGATCCGAAACTTAATTATACTCAAAGTTGGTATCCGTGGGTCACAGAAATTCCTTATGGACATTCGTGTCCAAGAACAAAAAGGGTTGAAACATATATCAATAAAAAATGAAGAACAGAAATAGGCATAATTTTTATAGACATGTTAAAAAATATAAATGTCCTGTTGTTCTTTGGGATAGTGAATGGATTATTGTAGGCACTGAGGAAAAAATACTAAGACCCACAAATTTAACTGTTGATCCATTACGTAAAAACCCTTATAATACAACTAATGATCATAACAAAGAAAAAATAGATAATGATTGAAATCAAATCGGTTCAGACGTCTGCAAAATTTTCCCATCAAATAGAAATTATAGTCAAAGAGAAATGTTTGACCTATATGGACGCTATATTATATTATGCAGAAAGTAATGAAATAGAATTAGAATCAGTTGCAAGATTGGTTAAAATAAATTCTACTATCAAAGAAAAATTGTTAGTAGAAGCGGAAGATCTTAACTTTATGAAAGAAAAAAGTGCTAGACTTCCAATATAAATAGTAGTATAATACAAATTATATTATGACATACGTGGATAAAAAACATACAATCGATACAGCTATATACAGGAGACATACACATGGCTACATCATTCTCTCAACTTAAACGCTCTGGAACATCTAATCTTGATGTACTTACTAAAGAGCTAAACAAACTCCAAGGCAATCAACAGCAAAGTAATAAAGACGATCGCTTCTGGCAACCAGAAGTAGATAAAGTCGGTAATGGTTATGCTGTTATTCGTTTTCTTCCTGCACCGCAAGGTGAGGATGTACCATTCGTTCGTATCTGGGATCATGCATTCCAAGGTCCAGGAGGATGGTATATCGAAAAGTCTTTGACTACACTTGGAGAAAAGGATCCTCTTTCAGAATACAATAGTCAGCTTTGGAACAGCGGTGTAGATTCTAATAAAGATCTTGTCCGTAAACAGAAGCGCCGTTTGTACTTCGTTTCAAACATTTATGTTGTAAGTGATCCTTCTAATCCAGAGAATGAAGGAAAAGTGTTCCTTTATCGTTATGGTAAAAAGATCTTTGATAAACTAAATGAAGCAATGAATCCAGCTTTCCAGGATGAGACTCCTGTGAATCCTTTTGACTTCTGGGAAGGTGCTGACTTCAAACTGAAGATTCGTAAGGTTGAAGGTTATCGCAATTATGATAAGTCTGAGTTCTCAGATAAATCAGTTCTCGTACAAGATGATGAGAAGCTAGAAGAAATCTGGAAGACACAGTATTCTCTACAAGAGTTTATTGATCCTAGTCAGTTTAAATCTTATAGTGAGCTAAAGGCTCGTTTGGAAAAGGCTTTGGCTCTTGGGGGAGGAGCAGCTGCTGCAAGTGCAATTGCTACTGCAGCAGATGATAATGTTCCTTGGAACGAACCAGAGCAAGCTGCTGCGCCTTCTATGCCTGAAGCTAAACAACCAGCTCAGGAAGAAGACGATGATGATTCACTCAGTTTCTTTGAGAAGCTAGCTAAAGAAGATTAGAATTACGCCGCGGCGTCAGCCCAACTATTTAAATCGACAGGCGCTGGTTCTCTACCACCGCCTGTTGATGCTTTTCCAACAACATTCATGCTTGTCTTGCTATATGACTTACCATCAACAGTAGTTATAATTGTTCCACCACCACCAGCTGGTCTATTAGCAGCTGCTTGTGCTGCATCCGCTGCAGCCTGCTTAGCAGCCAACGTTTGAGTTTGATCAGTGATCTCTGGGGGTGTAGCAATGTCGCTGGTATTTGTATCAGGGACTATTCTCTCACCAGTTGAAGCATTGATTCCTGCATATTGATATACTGCATCAGGAACAGCAGCTGAGACCCAAGATTTAGGATCGAACGGCCTAAATGCAATACCAGGATCTGGTAAAACATATCTTAGAACCTTTTTAAAGAAACCATCAGCTTCTCCTGTGAGAGCTTGTCTTCCTTCACTAGAAAACAGATTTTTAATAAATGACATAACACCATCGATTACTGGATCAACAAATTTTGTTATGTTAAAGTCTTTTAGTTTTGCTGCAACTTTCTTAAATCCAAGTTTCTCTGCTATCCATGCTGGAAATGTAAACAAAAGTAAATCTATTGCTTCTGTGAATCCTCTAATAACACTTCTAATACCTTCGTTAATACCTGAAAGGATTCTATCACCTAGCTTTTCTCCTTCAGCGTCTTTGAATCCATCTACAAAGCCTGTTACAAAATCTATAACAGATAAAAGTATTTGAGTAAATGGTCTGAGTATTGTCTTGGCTGCAAACTCAAAAGGAATAAGGAGAGGTTTAAATATTGATAGAGCTTTACCTAGAAATCCTATAATTCCTGTTCCTGAATCAACCGATCCAAACACAGCCTTTAAAGCAGAAAAATCAATCGAAGGTAAGAATTTTGTTACACTACCAATACCTTCAGATATAGTATCAATTCCTCTACCTATAGCTGCAAACGGAGCATTTATCTTTCCAACAATTGCGCCAGCCTTTGCAGCCAGTGTATCAAAGTCTCCAACCTTCAATATACTATCAACAATACCTGTTGCCTTTGTTCCTATTCTGTTAAAACCAATTTTAAAGTTTTCAATAAACGTATTAAACGGTTTGAATAGATTATCAACTACTGTTCCTATTCTAGTTGGTATATTCTTGAATAATGCTTTTGTTTCGTCTGGAATAATAAAAACTTTTGACAGATTCTTTGGTATATCAATAAGATTTTTTAAAACCTTAGCAGTCTCATCAGCAAAGCCTACAGAAAATGCTCTTAATGCTAGCGCGAGATTCTTTGCAACATCAGCAATTTTAACAGCTCTCAAAGCTGTATCTAATCCAGTTAATGAAGCACCTATAGCTGTTAAAGCTGAAATGATACCAGGTATTGTAGTTAAGAATCCCAATAAGCCCTTAATACTTAGATCTTTCTCTTCTCCAAAAATAGTTTTTGGTCCTGAAGGTTTTTTTCTTGCAGATTCTCTAGTAGTTTCAACATCTCGGTACCTTGATCTTGCAGACTCATCTAAAAGTGATTCTTGCATACTAATCATTCTTGACATAAGTGATACAAGATTATTCAAAGCAGAAGTTTGTTTCTTGTCTTCTGAAACAACTTCTTGAATATTATCTGTGATAGATGAACTTACTGATTCTGCCAATTCATCTCTTGATGATCCACCTGCGCCTGAAGGTAATGCCATTACTTCTTAGATCCTTTGTCCATAGCTGAAAAGCCCATAAACGCACCCGCAACACCAGCAGCTGCAATAAAGTATGTAGGAGCTATGTCAGTCAATAGTTTAGATGCATTGGATAATCCAAACAATTCAGTAGCAATAATTAGAATTGGATAGCTAATCATACCAACCAATGCATACCAAGCCATATAGCTTTGTTTTCTCTGTTTACGATCGACTCTTTCTATTTCATGCATCTCTTTCATCATCTCCAATTCATCATCTGTAACAATACCATCCCCATCAACATCATACTGAGCATAGATACTATCTTTTTGTAATTTTTTGTCAGCCATTTTTTTCGTGACGCTCCTTTTC